TGAAGCTACGGAAGAGAGCGCCTGAGTAAGTTGTTAGCTTATCGCTCTTTGATGGCGCTATCCTATCGGCTTGACCTTGGAAGTTCATATTCGCTCCGATATAGGCTTGCATTACAAAAGGCATGCGCTCCAAGCTCTTCAGAATAACAGGCCGTAAAATGCCCTTTAAAGCTTCGCTATTGATCATTATTACACCGTTGGTATAACGAACTGAGCAAAGTACTTATGCCATCCTATATCGGTCTTGAGCGATTGGCTGACTGTTTGACCCGCGCCGCCTGTAGCGACTGAGTTTAGCCCGAACCAATTACCGCCCTGAGGGCTTTGCTTGTATGCAAGAGTGACCATTTCGGCTATGCCTTGCAAGATTGTATAAGGCATTGACGCATCACTGAAGCCAGTTGTTAGCGTCGCCTTGAATTGTCCATTTGTCTTATCCCGAAAGACAATGTAATTAGCATACGGCTCGGCGTTCCATGCATAGTTAGCCGCGTCGAAGTTCGCATAAGTTGCAAACTCATTCTCGCGCCACTGCAAAGCCGTAAGAGCCGTGTTTGCATTGTAAGGGATATATTTCCATGAGTGATTCGCTTCGAGGCCGCGTTGAGCTTTTGAGGCGTAAAATTGGTAATATATCGTCCCACTACGGAGAGGCTGACCGCAATAGCCTTCAGCCTCTACATAGCAAGTTGTTATCAGGTCATCAAACCAAGTATACAGCGCCGTATCCTCGGAGGTCGGATCGCCATTAACTTCCAAATTAAGAAAGGTCATGAGAGCATTAAACGCCCTCGGATTTGCGCTTGTATATGGCATGGTTATTTACCTGTTTTCTTTGTTTCTACTTTCGGCGCGGGCTTTGCATCTTTCGCCTTGCCTTGTTTAATAAGAGCCTCGGCAATCTCGGCAGGGAGAGAAGTCTCATACCCTGCCGAAACACCTTTATACGGCTCGATTAGAATTACATCTACGAGCATAAATCACCTAATTAGGTTGTTGAAGTTTTGAGAACACCGATAGCACTTGGAGCAGGGAATGCGAAAGCAACGCGCTCAACTACTTCGATACCTTTTTGGTGAGTACCACCAAGACCAGTCGCACCGAAATATTCTTTGTATTCGTTAACTGTTACATCCTCGCGGATACCCATAACAGTGAATTGATTCCAATCAGCATAGAATGCAGACGCTGTATTTGCTGCACTTGTTGGGAAGAGTGCATCTGGCACGACATGCATCGGGCGGCCTGTTGGAGTAAAGTATGAATTACCTGTAAGTGCAGTCAAGCCGATTGATGTGATTTCGATAGGACGAACCATGTCGAAAACAGGGCGCGAGCCTGCTGTTTCTTTCATCAAGAATCCGAAAACTGATTGAGGCACTACGAATGCACCATTTGCACCAACACCAGAATTTACACCGAGACGCAAGTTCCAAAGGTCAGTCCATGAGATCTCGCCGAATGTATCTTTACCAGAGTTATTAGCACCACCTTGGCGAACTGTTGTAGTTCCGGAGATACCTGTTAAGCCTGTAAAGTTTGGAGCCGTACCATTACCATTGAAAAACTGCTTGTCTTCTGTTTCAGCAAGCGCGCGGCCAAGACCGTTTACTACATAATCCAAGAATGCAGGGGTTGCATCTTGAAGTTGCTCTTCGGAGATAATAGCACCGGCTACAATCTTACGAGCTGTAAGTTGAGTCGCTGTAAAGAAGTTAGTTGAGTCAGTCAAAGTCAAGCCAGAACCTTCAGCAACTACCGCGCCAGTGAACGCGCCACTTGATACCAAGTTTTCAGTTTTACCGCGCATCGGATAGATCTTCGCAAGCGCTCTTGCATATCCGTACTGATCTGCAAAGTTCATGATCTCTTCTACCCAAAACTGAGGAACCGCCGCGCCGCCTTGAGATGCTGTACCAGTATTAAAGTCAGCTCTTGTGATGTACTTTTCGTTTGCTTTGCGTGCGATATCGTCTGCTTGTCCTTCGCGGCCTTTGTGAACTGCAAGAATATAGTCAGCAACTACGCGAGCTTGATCGCGGCGTGCATCATGATCTGCTTTGATTGTTACAAAGCCATTGTTACTTGATGGCTTTTGTGTACGAAGTTGATCGGCTACTTTGCGGTCAACAACTTCTTTCAGTTGGTCTTTTGTTACGATAATGTTTTCCATTATGCAATATCCTTAGATTAAATTAAGTAATTCGTCTGTATTGAGTTTTTTAGGCATGTTCAAAGTAATTGAACGGCCTGCTTCGCCGGCTACTGCAGATTTGATAATCTTGTAACCGTTTTGAATCATATCCATACCTTCATTAATTTGCGCTTGTGTTGAAGCTGCAATTTTCTTGCCGACTCGAGTTTCAGGAACCTCGAAACTAGCCTCGATGGACTCGGCTACCACTTCGACTGGGGGCTCGGCGGCGGCTGGTTCTTCGGCTACTTCGGGTGCGACTTCGCCTTGCAAAACTGCTAGCATTGGAGGAGCGCCTGCAGTAATAAAAGCGTTTACGGATGCTTCGGCTTCTTCAGGTGAAAAGCCGAGATTGATTACCTCATTGACAAACGCTTCTTTGATTGCCGGAAGAAGTTCGTCTTTGATCTTGGCTTCGATCTCTGGGGTTAACATTCTACTTTCCTTTTTGTATTTTTGAATTGAATCTTGGAGTAAAGTCTTGATTGATTTCTTAAGCAAGGCTTGGCGATTTGCAGGAACTGATACGACACTAAACTCTACAAGTTCGGACTTTGTGTAAACAGTTACCTTTTGACCGTCGATTGTTTTATCTTCGTATTCATTTGGTATGATACCAACTGAAACGGCCTTTACAAAACCTGCATTGATTAGCTTGTTGAGTTTCTTACCTTCTTCAGTAATACACTCAATTTGAATTGTCGCTTCTAAGTTTTCGCCATTCATTGCAAAACCCAAACAGCGACCGATAGGCCACTTGTCAGAGTCATGCTGAGCTAAGACTATGGGATTATTTAGATATGCTTGATAGTCTATTCCACTTGGAACTATGATAGTCCCATACCGGTCAACTTCGGGAGTCGATACTACGAATGTATAGAGATCATTCTCTTTCTCTTCGTAGCCTTCCTCCATTTCGTAGCCGTCCCTAAGTTGTAGGTTCAGCTCGCGTGTTATTAAATTCATATAAAACCTTTATTTTTATTGCTTTTCAACTGGGAATAATTGACATCTGCAGTTCACTGCATTTGAAGCGCTTAGTCCACTACCAAGCGGGCGCTTCGCTTTCTCGGTTTTGACTTCAATGATATTGCCTTCTTTATCGCGAACTTCAGTCACTACCGTAAAGTATCCGTCCGCGCCTTGAGTCGAGCCTTCCATAGCAGCATGAGCTGGTCTTACGCGGCCGTCTCTTTGTGTTAGCCATACCATCTCAAAACCCTCGTCTTTATATACGGCATATTGCATTCCGCTTGTCACATTTGCGCTTGTCGTATTTGCAATCGCACGCGCTCTGCTTGTTTGAAGTGAGTCGAATTTGGTATTCAGGATCTTGAAAAGCTCTTCTTTATCCTTACCGGCGTTTGCAGTGAGAGTCGCTTGTACTTCTTGCTTGATAACTCCGATAGAATCTCGGATTTGAGCGCTTGACTCTTCGACCAAAGCAATAACCTCTGCAGTCGGAGGCACGCCGCCCTCGATTGCAAGAGTCGCATAGAGTTCGGTAGCTACTTGATTTGCAGCATCGGCTATGATTGCATCATACTTTGCGAGTTCGCTCTCTGGAATATCTACAGTCGAAAGGCTAATTACGCCGTCATCTGCAAGCTGAAAAACTTGCTCTTTGATTTGTGCTATGATCATCTCAACTACATTCTCGAGGCTACCTGCATTCGCTTCAGTTATCCCGTCAAAGTTTCTCCAAAACAAGTCTTTTGCATCGGCTGTAACGATAGGGAGCTTGGCATTTGCTCGGGTTAATACTTTTCGTGCCACCACGGGCGCGGGAGCGGGGTTTACGGCGCTTTGAAGAGGGACAAAACCACTTGCAATAAGCGGCGTATTGCCTTCAGGTATCGGATCATATCCGCGCTCGCCTCTTGCATCATTGATCGTCTTGATTCCCCATTTAAGCTCGAACTCTTCTTGCCTCATATCAGCATCGGGATCTGCATATTCATACGGTTGTGCTTGGATGAGTACATCCTCTTCCCATCTACGGAAATGGCGTGTAAATTCTTCAGCAATATAGAGCGCTTCGGGGTCTATCGTGTTTTGTCTAAAGATTGCGAATTGAACCTCTGCAGTCGCTCTGTTTTGGAATGATCCATCAAGCATTCCAGGAGGCACGCCAAAGACTTGAGCGATTTGAGCGCGTGTATCACGGCTAACCGCGTCATAACTAACTGAAAGCTCGCCTTTCGGCGGAAGTTCTAATTGCATACCACCTCCAAGCAAAGCTCGGAGCTTGTAGTCTGGTAGTTCCTCATTCCAAGCGCTTTTAAGCTTTTGCCATTCATCTTGCTCGAATCTTTCGGGGAACTTTGCAATAAGCGGCGGGACGGTATTATTAGCAAAGAGGCGTGCAAGATAAGCACTAACTTCGCGGTCGATATTCGCATATTCCAAAGCGGCTGAAACAAGACCAACGCCGAAGATATTCATACCGATTATCTCTTCAGGACGTGCGGCGGGGTGGAGCTTAGCAAGGTGAATGATCTCCTTCTCCGGTATGGCTATATTACCTTCTTGAGCTGACTGATAGACATACCCATCAATAAAGTTATTCTCGCCTTTAATGACTCGCATTCTTGTCGGATTAAGCACCCACATCTGCAAGGGCACGCGGTAGCCGTTTGTCGGAGTCCATATAAACGCATTGCCATTAATCGATAGCCAGTTTTCAATATATCCAAAGACTTGCGAGCGTGTGAAATACGGATTCGGATTGCTAAGCAGCTCGTTTGTCCAGTGACCGCGTCCGAGTTCCTCTTTTTCATAGTTTTGCTCTTTGTATGCATCGAACTTGATACCACTCAAAGCATTTGCACGATGCTGCAAGCAAGCGAATACAGTCCCTCGAAGCGAGGCGCTTAACTCATTACCGACTTGAGTCGCACCGATATTGCGAGAGCCACCCGACCGAATATACGGTCTGTCGTTTCTTCGCGGTGCAACTGCGCTCGCGATTCTATCTCTAAGTTGGTCAAGTAGACTCATACATATATCTGGGGTGTTTTGCGAATAGCGTTGAAGGCATAACCCAACGCGTCAATAAAGTCATCATGCTTGTCTTGCGGAGTGCCCGTAAAAGATAGCAGCTCCTCGGTAAATTCCGGGTTGATATGAGGGACATGATAAACAAGGCCTTGCTCATATCTTGCCTCGACTGGCTGAAAGCGAATAACCTTATCTCGATCCGCTCTCACACCTACGACATTCATCTTAGTATTTCTTTTCAGCTCTTGCACCATCCAAGCTTGCGCCTGATTTGATTCCACTGCAACTACTCTTGCATTCCATCTTTGCTCGGCTGACATAATCTTACGGCCTATCTCTTGGAACTGCGCTCTAAAATGGTCCGCTTCAACTACAACAACATCTCCATCTTTTGTCGTGCCTATTACAACGATTGCCGTATAGTCTGCAGTCTCTTTTTGGCTAATTGCCAAATCCACTCCAATGTAATACGCCGTACATTCTTGGCCGTTTGTCGTGCGTAACCATTCGCGCTTGATTTTAGCCGCCGATCTATCGACATATTCTGCAAGAAACTCTTGTGCGAATACCAAGCTCGGTAGCAACTCTTTTTGTCTATCGACTTCGCTTATCTTGATTTGCCCGCCGTCGTATGTCGAGTAGTGGAATGATTGCCAGTCTGACATAGTCTCGGAGAGCTGATCTAATTGCCAAAAGTGATTTTTACCTTTCGGCGTTGAGAAGAAATAAGCATCACCTTCATAATCTGCTAGCATCGGACTTAATACAAAGTTCCAATCGTCTTCAGCATTCGGGCAATGTGCCCACTCATCGCAAATCACTCTATGAAACTTATTACCTCTTAAGCCATCCGCTCGGTAAATACCTTGCAAAACCAATGTACTACGACCTAGTTTAATCTGGCCTTGTTTGTAAGTTGCGCCAAGCGGTGCAAAGAAATTCTGTGCTTCGGTTTCTCTTCCTGAGAGCTCGGTGTATGAAGGCGCTGTATAGAGAACATACGAGCCATCAACTTCCAGCATTTTCTCAAGGGCCAAAGCAAAAGCCAGATAAGACTTCCCAAAGCGACGGCCGCACCGAACAACATTAAAGCGCTTCCGATTCCGAAGTATCTCAAGCTGTTTATCATGCGGTTTTATCCGTATCACTGTATCCATTTTGCGAACCCCACTCTATTATCATTTTGCCTTTCTCTGCTACTTGATTATCCATGTGAGATAGCAACTCCATTAGCAGTTTCATTGCAGTAATATCTTCTTTCAGCAAGATCTTTTTATGAATCAGCATTTCGATTATATCACCAGCTACAGTTTCTTTTGTTTTGCCGGGCTTTGATAGCTCTTCAGCTGCCATCTTTGCAAGGTCTTTGAGATACACGATGCTACCCTTTGGCCTACCATTTCGATTGATACGCTCGGGCTTGTCTCTGAAGCTATGTCCTTTGAGATTATCAGCGCCTGCCATAATAAACTCCCAAACCTAATCCAACACCAAGAGCACCAACAACCCATCCCCAGTTATTCTCCGTTCTGACTTCAGTCGGTAAAGTAATTACCTTAATTGAGTCAGGGCGCGGGCGGTAAACAAGTGAAAAGTGCCCCTTGCGATTTGCATAGGCAAAAGCCATATTGATCGTATCGCGAGTCGCGGTAATTACCGAGTCGCTTTGAGCGATAAACGAAGTATCTCCGCAAGGGATAACTACGGGCTTATCAAGAAAGTAAATAGTATCTTTTGTTTTGATAGTAACTGACTTCGTATGTACTGAGTCTCTAATCGTTACAGGGCGCTCAATTAGTTGCACTTGAGTAATTGTATCAGTTACGCGCTTTGCGCTCGTACGGCCTACGTGAAGCCCCGAAACAAAGCCGATAATAAGCAAGACTGCAAGTATTATCATTGCATTTAGTACATCATTGAATCTCATTGCACTACTCCATTCTCAATAAAGAGATTATCTACCATACCATTCTCTTGAATGATTGCAAAACCATGATTGCTATTTGAGTGTGGCATATATGCTTGTCTTAATTTGCATAGGCATCCCATTGTATATGCTTTGTAAAACTTACCGTCCAAGCTCTTGATAGATGCAAAAGAAGTACGATGCACATGACCCATCACTACATTCGCCGCCGCTTTGAGAATCAAAGCGCGGGCGGGGTTTACGCCGCCGCTTACTTTCATCTCGTGACCGTGGACTATGTATGTGTTTTCAACTTTCATAAATTGCGTAGATTCGACAAAGCGTATTCCAAGATCATCAAGTTTTAGCAGTTTTCTAAAATCAATCAAACCAGCAAGCGCGTCTGCATTCTGCATTAAGTATCGCTCTAATCGGTCTTCATGATTGCCAATTTTAAAGTAGATATTCTGGTCTTTGAACTCGGACCTCAATCCTTCTAAAAACTGCTTGGCAAGTTCGATCTCGTTTAAGAATTTTGGCGTATCAGCGTGTTTCGGGTGCCTTGAGATTTGAGCCGAGTCGAGTATATCACCGTTCAAAATGATATTCTCTACTCGGTCTTGTTTTGCATATTGAATCGCTGCAATAAGCGCCGCTTTGTCATGGATACCTAAGTGAATATCACTGAAGACCGCCGTCTTGCCTTGAATGCGCAAAACGGGCAAAACCTCCTCGCGTCCATCTTCAAAGGTATTTAGCCATTCAGGTACGATCTCGGGCTTGTCTTCAGGGCTAGGCTCAAAGCCTTTACCTATCCGATAGTTAAGCACCGCCGTGTACTCTTCATGGTTTAAGCGGGGTCTGTATTGACTCACTTGGTAATGCCTAGAATGATACTTGCGGCTTCTTCTTCAGTACCGTCGATTGCAGTTTCGGTATTCCATATATTGCCGTTCTCATCTATGAATTTCCAAAGCATTACGGGGAACGAAGCGCCGTATTCAGTCGCATTGCCGTTTTCATCCCATGCTAAGACAGGCGTATTCATAGCTTCAGTTTTTTTGTAGAGTGTTATTTCCATTATGCAACCTCCCATATAACAAGCTGAGATCCTTTGTGAACCGTTATAGGCGTAGTGTTATTTGAACTTGGAGACCATTTGATTTGCAATGTATACGCGCTTGTTGTTTTTATTGTACCACCTACCGGATAACGAGTAACAACAGATGCATTTGTACTTTGCGCAGTTGAAAGAGTTGAAGTTCCATTCATTATCGTAGTTACCATTCCTGACAAATTTCCAAAATGTCCCTCTGAATTACCACTCATTGCAACTTGTATCGCTAATGAGTTAGTAGTATTTCCTCTACTCAAAATCAAATTTAACTCTATCCAATATGTTTTATTCGCTGTTAACGCTTGGAATAAATGGTCATCATCTTGCAAAGTCGACGAGCTTGTAATTGTTTCATCTGCAGTTTTGGTCACTACATAAGTCGGAGCGCCAAGAGAACCACCGCCACCACTAGCGGCCAAAGTAGTGCCCGTCATTGTCAAGCCTGTTCCGAGTGTAATCTCTTGCACATCGCCTGAACCTGAATCACCACGGCCTAAAAGTTTTGAAGCGGCTGATACATTCTGAATTTTTGCATAAGTGACCGCGTCATTATCGACAGTCCAAGTAGCACCACTACCAGAGACGGTAATATCGCCTTTGTCCCCATCAGTTACACCACCACCGCCCGCCGTAGCCCAAGACAAAGTACCACTACCATTAGTGCTTAATACTTGACCATTTGACCCGCCTGCTATGCTAAGTTTGGTAAGATTCGTATTGATTGTATTGCTTGTCCCGATTGTCTTTGAATCAAACGAGTTAGGCAATTGGCCGTTATTTAGTTTTGTTGTAGGCATCTTATCACTTCAAATAATCAGCAAGTAAAACATCTCCGCTAATTGGAGCCGTCGCCATCGTGATTGTATTCGTTGAAATCGTGTAATCATTACCCGCGCCGCTTCTTAGCCTCATACCGTTCAAGTGCAAACGCAAAGTCCCTGCAGTCGGAGTGTCGGGTAAAGTGTAAGCCGTATTCGAACCGTCAATATTTCCGCTTGGTATGACTTCAGTTGCAAAGTTGCTCGGAGTCAAAGTTCCTGACTCATCTTGCACATAAGTGACCGCCGTAGAACCAAGCGTTCCGCCTGAATTTGAAGTGCAATAGAATCTCTTATCGCCATAAGTCGTACCCGCGTCAACATGAACAAAAGAGCCTGTAAGCTCGTCCCAAGCGTCCGAATCAGTTGCACGAGTTAAAGCGCTTGAAGACCCATTGAAAACATAAATACCGTTTTGGCTTTGAGTCGATTGCTGCCATACCAAAAGACGCTGACCGCTTGTAAGTTGGTGACCGTCGAAAGTATCCGTTCCGGGATTGCTTATGGTGATATTCGCAGTCGTAGCCGCGTGGACATTGCGATACTTGTAAGCACTTGACAAGCCTGCTATTTGCGTATCTACATACCCCTTGGTTGCAGCATCGCCTGAGTCAGTCGGAGTTGCAATGGTCGTAAGCTTGTTGTTACCCATTGACTGAGCGCCCGTAAACGCTACGCTCCCATCCTTCTTGACAAAGTTCGCGCCGTCCGCTAATTTACTCGAATCTATTGCAGCGCCCGCTGATACCTTGCTATTGGTTATCGCACCATCTCTAATCTGACGGCCTGCTATTGTGGTCTCTGGCATCGTATTATCCTAGTTTGTAATGTATTCGTATAACATCACCAACGACAGGCGAAACATTAAGAGTTATTGTCGTCGATCCGCTTGTCGTATAATCGTTTGTAAGCACTTGCAATACGCCATTAATGAAGACTTGCAAAGAGTTAGGGACAAAGTTCTGCAATGATGTGAAAGTCGCATTTGAGCCGTTGATATTTCCAGTCGGCGTTTCATTCCAGATGAAAACAGCCGCGCCTGAGTTGATCGTAGCACCAACTGAAACTCGGACAACTTCAGGAAGCGCCGTAATGACTACATTGTTAGTACTCATGAAGTCACCGTATCAATAATATCCAAATCACCACCAAGCCAATACTTCGTATCACCACCAAGCCATGTTATCTTGACATCATACACAAGTCCCTTTTGCGGAGTCAAGGCAAGGCTTGTAGCTCCCGGCAAAGAGATCGAAAACTTACCATCGCTTGCAGGGGAGGTTATTGTCGTATTGAAAGTAAAGAGCGTCGCATTCGTAGCCTTTACTCTGCATTGAGCTGTCAAAGTCGCATTCACCAAAGTAATAGCCGCGCCGTCCGCGTCTTTCAATTCGACTGCAAGTGAGAAAGTCTCACCTCGGTAAATTGCTATATTGAATCTATCTCTTCTCATGGCTTATCCGTAAATAGCTTTGCAATGAAAGACCCACCAACCGCAAACCCAAGCAAGGTAATAGCAAGAGTTACATTATCGCGTAAATAGGCAAAACCGCAACCGGCAATGCCAGCGGCGGCTAAAGCACTAGACACTCTGCGAATCTTTGCAGGTGTAGGCTCGTTCCAATATTTAAAGCCAAAATGCAAACTCACTTGTTAAGCCCTGCAATTATGGAGTAGATCTGATCAAGTCTTGAGTGAACCAAAGCAAATTGCTTGTCTATCGATTCCGCTTGCTCTTTCTCGGTCTTCTCCAAGTTAGCCACGCGGTGCTCTAAAGTAGCAGTATTAAATACGTGCTTAGCCGTTTTCTCAATGACATCTGCAATTTGTTTTGCGTGTTGCAAGCGTTCCCTATTCATGAATCTGAAGAACATAATAACAATCGTTACCGTACTTACCAGAGTCGCTAGAACATTACGCAAGAGTTCACTAAATATATCCATTGTATCTATCTTAAAACAAGGGCTTCCCGAAAGAAGCCCCCGCGGAGTGAAGGCATGAGATAAGGAGTGCCTATGTTGGCAAAACAAATATAAGCACAAGTAAAACGGACTTAGAAATTTTATTTTTAATAAATCACAAAGTCCGTAATCCTGAAGTATGAAGTCGGGTTAATTACTCGCGTGCGTGCCCAAACGCCATCACCGTCATGCTGAGAGCCGCGAAGTCCGGAGCTTGTATTTCCTTCGACTGTAGTCCCGGTCTTCCCTTGCCATTTATCTACTATGCCTGCATGACCAAAGGGAGTAGTTCCCCTTCGCCATACAATGATCGTGCCCGGTGGTAGTGTCATGTTTTCAGCAATGACTTTCGTAGCCTTTATGGTCTTATTCCGTGTAGCGAAGTGCCTAGCAAGTCCCGATCCCGTGAACGGCAAGCCTTTGACCCCTGCAGAGTCTAAGCAAAAGTTCACAAAACTTGCACACCATTGAGCGCCCTTTGGGCTCTTAGTGCTCGCTTGAAAGCGGCGAACCCAGTAGCCGCCGTTGTTGCCCTCTTCTTTCGTGCCGATAAATCCCTTGGCTATTAAGAGGACTTTAGGACTGAGAGAAGCAGAGTGCAGCGGTGATGATGTTAGCAGACAAGTAAAGAGCGTAAGCGATAGGATTTTGTGCGATAATTTCACGAGTATTTACCTCCTTGATTAAGTACGAATCCACAAACCACGCCGCCCCCACTGCAAGTGCATACTTGCTAAGACCGACCGCGAATGTGCTAAAACTCCCATCTCCCACTCCTAAGGTCGCACCAAGTGCAATTACTGATAATGCGACCAAAGGGACAAAGGTCTTCAATGCATCCATTGTGATTATTCCTAAATAGAAACTAAAATGCGTCTAAGCTGTGGATTAAATTGCTTAGACTCTAGTACAGTGTATTCCGTTGTTGTAATTCCGCTCTTGGCTTCAGTATCCAAAAGCGAAGCCTGAAACTTACTCCAGTTTTCCTCTTGCCATTTGTCATAGTTCTCGCGGTCATGATCATCAGACCAGAACCGCCCCTCTCTCCTTGCAAAGCCTGTTAATACGCATCGCCAGTATAGATCGTCGTCATCGACAGCCCAGCCCCAGTACTCATTTGAGTACCCGTTTATTTTGCGGTAACTATCTTTGTCGAATAACGTCACACCGCCAAAGTAAGCACGGTATGGCATATCCCAGTCGTATTGTTCTACATACCTTGCCAAGTGAGTCGGCATCGTGACTGGTGAATAATCCGCGTCTTGAGCGTACATATCCACATCGTGAAAGCAAAAGTAATCAGCATGCTGAGACTCTAGGAATCCGATGTTCTTCATCATGCCGGTATTAAACAGCTTGCCCTCTTCTTGCTCTACAATCGTTATGCCAAACTCCAAGCCTTGAGCCTCAAGCGTCTTGAATAAGTGAGGTATCTGTTTACGAATGTGAGCCTCGCGATTGCGATAGGGAATAATTACTTCAAGTCTCATTCCAAGTTCTCCAATATGTAGAATTCCGCTTTTACCATCGCATCGTTAAGACTCATATTTCGGAACCTAAGCTCCAAAGCATAACGGCCTGTTACTTTGTTAGTTAACTTCAGCTTCCATCCCGAACCCGCGAGAAACAGACGCGCCTCGAAAGGCACGCCGTTTTTCATGATCTCTGTCTTGAAGTCTTTGTCTTTGAGTTCCTCCCAGTCAAGAGTAGGCATCTCATCAAAGCTATCGTCAAAATGGTATAGCATCGGGAACCTCTACAGGCGCGGGCTTGTTTTCGTAAATCTTAGCGAGTTTGATACTTGTGATGTATCCAATCCCGCCCTCTTTCTTTTGGTATTCCTTACCACCGACAAAGCCCTCTGCAATTACTTGAGTACCAACTGGATACCCTCGCATGAGTTCGACCTTGTCATTAATCGCCTCGAACTTGATAAATTCAGGATACTTGCTTGTCGAATCCTTTACCACGATCTCCGCTTTGGTGAATTTATCGGAATACTTTACAGGCGCTCCGACATACACCACTTCGCCGCTAATCTCAATCTTTGCCATTCTCTTCACTCCTTCTAAATCTAGGATATATTTATTTGTTTTTTGTCAGTTACTTATAACCAACCCATAAATTCAAGATATCTATTAAGACTATTAAGTTTTTTCTTTGATTCCATTCCATTGCGCTCGTCATTTCTAATTGATTCACTAGACGATTTATTAATGTAGATTGTTTTCACTTCTTCATCACCTAAACCCCAGAAATTCAAAAAGTCTAACTGTGCGTTTTTTGATATATTGACACAAGGCCTAGCAACATAATAACTATTCTTTTTTTCAATGCTTAAATTCATAAAAGCCAACCACGAAACACACACCGCATATTCATCTGCAGTCAGCTCTCGTTTTAATTCGTTTACTATTCGCCAATCATACGGCAACAGCTTCTGTAGTTTACTTACCTTGTCCATTCTCTTCACTCCTAGAAATGTATAACCATGACTTGCCGACTATTTGCAAGTCCGTAAAATATGTATCTACTGCATTCTTTACTGTTTCATGCGTCGTATAATCGTGACCGCCAATCATTCCGCCGGGCTTGAGCTTTGGTAGCCATATCTCAATATCAACACAAACAGAGTCGTAGTCATGCGAGCCGTCAATGAAGATAAAGTCAACGCTTCGCTTCTTGAAGTTCTTAGACGCTTGCGCGCTTGTCATGTCGTAAGTTCTAATTACCTTGCTAACAGGCTCGATGTTTGCATGATATTCCGTTCGTAATTCGCCACTTTGGCATTTAAAGTCGTAAAAGTCACTCACGGGATTGCGATGCTCTTCAGAGCCTAAGAAGTGATCAACTGCATAGTAAGTGATTGCCTTTCCACTATTCATGATCTCAACGCCTGCATATGCGGCGCTCTTGCCTTTCCAAGCTCCGATCTCTACGAACTTTGCGCCGTCTTCGGCTTTGTCAATTGCTAGCTTGATTATCTCTTCGTAGTCAAACCAGCCGTGAATGTTTTGGTAGTAATGATTCATAAGTGTAATATACTCAAATATCTATGGACTTTACAAATTCTTCAAAATTTCTTACTATCTCGTAGCGATACCCCGCCGCTTCGACTTGGCTTTGCCACCACTTTTGGCGGTCTGTTTGCCGGCCGGTCGGAGTCTTGAACTCGAGAAAGACCGGACCGCTCTTGGATAGGTAAGTCATATCTGCAACGCCCGATATCATACCCATCACCTTAAGCTGAGCGCCTTGCCTCGCATCGCGGGGGTTATTGTGATTCATGTACAAAAGCCCGCGCTCTCTTGGGCAATTATTCCAATGCCAGGTAAAGCAGTGCGCTTGTAGTTGTTGTTCAGTCATGAAACTCAATCCACTTGCAACCAGTTTGAGGGTGCTTTGCAAAGAAATCTTGCATTTCTGTTTTGTCCGATTCTGAATCGCCTCTTACCAATTTGCGACCGTCTTCCATGTGGAATGTAAACACGCTTTTTTTGTATTGTTTTAAAAGCTCTATCTGTTGTTCAATTGGTAATGAATCTTGATAGGCTTGTGCTTTTTTATTGTGTTCAAGTAGTTCTTCCAATGTCATCTTTCATTCTCCTATAAATTGCTCAGTCATTTAACAAATAATCCATCATTGCGTAAAACTTCGGACTCCATCTTAGTAACTCTGCAAGCCAAGCAAAGAGCATAATACGCGCCGTATCATGAGACACGCCGTATTCCATGACTATATCGTCGATCATGTCGTTAAGCCATTGCTCGGTAGTCATGGTCTTCTATTGCCTTAAAAATTTGATAAGCAACTTGAGGGACAATTGCATTTCCATATGCCTTTATGCTTTCGTTTCGCCATTTAGAAAAGGTAATTCCGTCCAATTCGGAGGGAATCCCATCATCTCCGCTACAAACCGGGGACTCAGTCGGGAACCCGTCCCAGTTACCTCTCCTAAATTTCCCTTGCCTCTGTCCACTGCACTGTCTTTGTAGCAAAACGCTCTCGGAGTCGGTAGCAAGCCGCTTCCTGCCATTACTGATAGCTCTGTTTTCCCTATCTGACTCGGACTGTTCTCTTTCCCCTTCGCATCTTGACAAGTCGGAGTCGGTAGCAAGCCCGACTCTACAACATCCCTTAACTTTACACCCCACCTCACTCCATTTGCATTCGTTCTGAAGTAACTCCCGTTCTCTATTTGTACATTGTTCACACACCCGCCCTCTATGTCTGCCGTTCTTGGAGTAGGCAACAAACCACACCCTATCTCTTCGGTGCGGCGCGCCGACGGCTGCAGCTGGAATAACAATCGGCCATACGGCGTAACCTTCAGCTTCCAAGTCAGTGCACACCTCGTCGAAAACAAGTCCGCCGTTCCAAGTAACGAGTCCATAAACATTCTCCCCCACAATGTAGCGCGGTTTGACTTCTCGAATAACTCGAAGCATTTCGGGCCAAAGGTGACGGGCATCGTCTTTCCCTTTTCTTTTGCCCGCTGCGCTGTACGGCTGACAAGGGAATCCTCCAGTGAGGATGTCGATTCTATCTCTAAACTCAGAGAAATCTGATTTGGTAATATCTCCATAGTGCTTCGACTCCGGCCAATAATGGCTTAATACTTTTGATCCAAACTCATTAAATTCACAATGGAATGTATTTTCCCATCCCATCCACTCGGCTGCAAGCTCAAAGCCTCCAATACCACTAAATAAACTGCCATGCCTCATCGCAAGTGTCCTGTCTTGTCTTTATGTATGAATAGCCAGCCTTTTGCATATCCCATCGCATCTCGGTAGGCCTCGGCTTCAGTTCGCAACTTACACAAACTTTGCAGAACATACAAAGGATGTAATTTACCCGCCTTGGTCAAGGCGATCCAATCCGGCAAACCTCCGAGCTTAGCCATCTCGCGAGCTTCATGCTTTGTCAATATAACTAACTCTTCGAGAACTTCGCGTTCTGTTTTCGGGATAAGTTTTCCACACTCCGAGCAAACTCTTGCACTGGCATATAGGAACGCGTCGCAGTGAATGCAATTCTTGTAAACTGCTAATCCATCCCGCTTCTTCTTCGGCGGCTTAGTCCAATCTCTCGAATCGTCCCACATCCCAAAGCGGTAAAGGTTATTACCGAAGTCCAAGACCGTAAATGAGTCCTTACCCTCGCAAGTCCTCGAACCGCGTCCGACCATCTGAAGAAACAACGGTAAACTCTTCGTAGCACGGTATAGAATGACCGTCTCGATCGAAGGCTCGTCAAAACCAGTGGTAAAAAGCCCTACATTGATTAAAACCGCGGCGGGGGTCTCTTTATACCACTTGAGAGCGTTTCGCCTCTCTACGAGCCCCGCAGATCCGTCTAATGATATTACAGGGTGCCCCGCCTTCTCAAATTCTGCATAGAGTTCGGCCGCGCTCTTTAAATTCGGCGCAAAAGCTATGGCCTTTGTCCCTGGTGTCCACCTCTGGTAGTTTTGCACCGCGCCCTTGAATATCTGCATTCTTGAGTATTCAGCTCCTAATGAATCAGCATCAAAGTCATTACCCTTGGTTTTTACGCCGCTTAGATCGATAGGCACGGAATAGTATGAAGGCTTGGCTAAGTAGCCATCAGAGATAAGACTCGGAATAGTCGAAGCCTCGACCATGTGAGTATACAAGTCAGTCAAAGGCGTTCCCTTCCCCTCTCGGTATGGCGTAGCCGTCGCTCCAAGCACTCTCGCATGAGAGGGAAGAAGAGGGAAGAGCTTGTCGAATGTACGCTTGTGGCACTCATCAAATATGAATAAGTCAACGCTCTGAAGTAGTTCGCTGTAGATCCGCTGTTCAGCCCGGCGGTATATCGTCTCGATCATAGCCACAAAGATTCGCTGGCTTGAGTTTACCCGGGTAGTATCAGCGGTAATGAGTTCGGGAACGATAGCAAGGTTATTAAGCGCCCCGCCTGCTTGCCATAGCAGCTCGCCTCGGTCGGTCACTATCATAACTCTTTTGCCTTTCTGCAATGCGCTTTGTGCAATAGCAGAGAACATTATTGTCTTACCAGCTCCAGTCGGAGCGCAAAGAATTACGGCGCGGTGTCCATCGGCAAAAGCTTTGCGTAGGTTCTCGATTGCATCGGCTTGGTATTTTCTTAGTGTTGTCATGTTGTCAGGTTGTTGTCAGGTTTGAAAGTAAACCTGGCAACACTTAAATTGTTTATTTTCAGTTACTTATACTAAATGTTGTCAAGTTGTCAAGTTATTTTATATATATTATAGGAATAGAGTACATGATATTACATACATACACACATAATTTTTTTATAGCCTAATGAGGGGGTATTTTTTCCTAAACCTGACAACACGCCATTTTTGAGACTATTTGCGAAAATTAGCCATAATATATGTTGTCAGGTTTGTGTTGTACCCTTTCGCGAACCCAGTAACAGCGCATAACTTTGCCATTTTTGCGCCTTGATGCTTTTGGAAAGCCGAGATTTTTCATAGCGATTCCTATGCGAGTCATGTTAAAATGCAACTTTGTGAATTGCATCATGTGAGATACAATTTCGGTAGTAGTCCACCAGTTTGCATCGATATCGACTTCAGTCTTTTCGAAATACATAAGAATAGCCTCTTCGACTGTATCTACTTGCTCATTGGACTTTGCAGAGTCATTTAGTAGCTGAATATCTTGTTTTTCCAATTGCCAAGAGGTATCTCCCTCGCTTTTGTATATATGATAGGCTTCTAAGAGTAGATCTACCTTGTCAATCGCTTTAAATGCTTGAAAGTCTATGGACTTGACATTGATAGGCACGATGCGTCGGTTCCCGGTAGGGTCATTTATGATCTCGGAATCATTTGAAGTACCACAAAGCACGGCGTATCGCCTGAAGTCTTGAGTCCGGCGGCCGTATGGTAGTCTCATATTGAAAAACTGCTTTGATGATATGTCTTTTAGATGTTTGTACTCGCTTTTGCTTTTGCCGGAAAACTCATCATCGCATAGTATCAGCTTTGAAGTCATTAGCATGGCATCGTCTTTGCCGGAGTCGAGTTTAGACTCGCCATAATAGTCTCGGAGTTCATCTGGTAATAGCCACCTGAAGAAGTTAGTCTTGCCAATGCCTTGGCCTCCGACAAGCACCAGGATCAAGAGCGAGTAAGTACCGTGCATGGATGCAACGATTGATACAATCCACTTGCGAATAAAGATAGTAGCAATTGCTCGTGCGTTCTCTTCGGTTTCTCCGTCGAAGTATGGTGTTATGCATTCGGCAAGTCTATCTATGCAGTTTTGAGGTGTTTTGTCTTGATGTTTTGCGAAAAACTCGGTAAAAGGGTTATAAGAGGGCGTTGCATCCGAGTTAATTATGTCTTCGACGGTACTTTTAGCGCATCTAGAGCCTAGGTTATCGGCAATTTCGCCCCATATAGTGTTAACATCCCAGTCGGTAAGCGGTCGGTCTTGATATTCGACTATACCGGTCACTTCATTGCGTTTCAGTCCATAAGTAGCCAGCGCGGCGCGGATTTCGGGTAAAAGATTAGCCTGTTTTTCTCTGCTTAGCTCGGAGCGTGGTATTGCAACTGTTTGTTCTGCAATCTCTGCTGCTATTTCCGTTGGAATGCCATCCTCCTTAGCTAACTTTACAACTGATTCGATTATTTCGGCATCCGATTTGAATCCTTGTAGTGCTTGGTAAGTTGCTAATCGTTGGACTCTTTTAGTTTGCTCTGTTTGTATCTCAATACCCGCATCTTTGCACTTGTAAAAAAAGGTATTGATACGCACGCGGCCTTTGCCGCTTTTGAGGCACTCATTATACTTAGCATCGCACTTTGCGGCATCGTACTTAGATCCTTGCTGAGATATGCAGTGGAAATAGTGACGGCCTTGTTCTCCGTAGTGTCCTGCGAGAGCGAAGCCGATTTGCATCCAGTCATAGTAAGAATCTACAAGGTCAATACCACGCGAGCCGATTTGAGTAAGGATATGATCTATATCTGATTTGGTGTGTGGGTAATACCGGCGCGCCTCTGCTTTTGGTTGCTTAAGGTATCGTTTAAATACTTGTGTTTTGCCCTCGCGTCTATAGAGATGCGGGTCAAATGATACAAAGCGAAGTCTAGAGGTATCCTTACACGCGGGATCGCAAATAAGGTGATAACTATCGGCTAAGTGCTTTTCTATGGCGTGGTAGGCTTCTAAGTGCTTTGTAGGCTCTATTAAGAAGTATACTGCATAGCCGTATCCTCCGACTGACTGATGGTAAGCATATACAAACGGGTCCGATTGCAGTTGCTCTATTTGCATTTCGGGGTTGTCTTTCTCATCGATATCCATGCAAAGAATACCCGAGTGAGCTTCGAGCGCGTCCGCTTTGCGTTCTGCGAACTTGCCGGATGGTGAGATAGCAGGTAGCTTGCGTTTAAAGTTGGTTTTATTTTCGCCTTCGGGTAGATTCCGGTAAGTAATAACGATATCTTGCCATATGCCTTGTTCTACTGACTTCAGAAAGAAGTCGAAGTCCATGGTCTTCGCGGCTTTGGTTTCGCGTGTTGAGTTGAAGAAAGAAATAGTAATACTCATGCCTTGGCCTTGCGAATAAGTTGTAAGTAGATTTCGTTAAAGTTTGGATCTAGTATGCGCTCGTGTTTTATATTTCGGGCTGCAATTATAGGCAATTTACGATCGCAATTAAAGATAAAAGCGATATCCGTCATAGTGAAAGCAAAGTCTTGATAGCATATTGTTATGGCCACATGCCTTGCGAAGCTTTGTCGCTGGTGAATATGCTGAATACTGATCTCGTAGTATTCAGCAACCACTTCAATAACCCGCTCGGATACTTCATACAGCTCGGCGGTGTTCAATTTTCGAACACGCCCGCGCGGTTTCTTTGTTCGATTTCCGAACAATTCCTCGCGTTCTATTTTAAGAATCGCTGAAAGCGGGAGCGTAGCCAGCGGCTTAGGGTTTGTATCTTGCGCGAGGTCACTGATGTGACCGATCGGATGTAAGGGCATATTTTTTCCTCTATGTAATATCCGACTTGTAAAGTAGTTTCACGATCTAAATTGTTCATGTCGAGTCCAGAGATAGTCTTCGATTTTTTGCGCTGTTAGTTGCACTTGCGAGTAAGTATCGAGTTCATCCATAGCCGCGTAAATATGATGCGAAAGAGTCGAGCGATTCATGTCTAGGTATTCGGCGATCTTGAATGATGTGAGCTTCAGATATACGGTTGCAAAGAATATAAACATCCGCTTTGCTGCTATTAGCTCTTGGAATCTTACCTTGTCTCTAAGAGTGTGATTTGTCGGAAAGTGTTTAAGTACTTCGACTTCAAGACCGGATAGCTCCGCGTATGGATTTGCAAATGCGAAGTCTATGCCTCGTTTCATAAAGTGAGCGCTTTTGGTTTTCGGATCAACTCTAGCATACTGAAGTTGAGGTCTCTTTTGTTTTGCAAAGTAATAATCTGCAAGGTTGTTTTTAGTTTTTATTGCTTGTTTGGTTTTGCGTTCGAGTTCTTCGCGTTCCTCTCGAAGTTGTTCTGATAGGCTTTTGCCTTTGATGAAGGGGGTCGGTAGACCTTCCCCCTCATCTAGTAAAAACACTGAATTCATTTTACATCCTCGAAATCTTTAAAGTATTTAGTTAGTGCTCGGCGGAATA